CTATTGGAATACTAGAGTTATTGCTGCTTCACAGGATCCAGTATCTCCAGACATCGCTACTGCGACGCTTACCTGGTTAGATGCTATGCAAGGAATGCTTACATCTTGACTGAATGCATTAACAACTTGTCCATTGGATGCAGGTGTACCATCTACACCAGTTCCAGCGAAAACTATTGTTTCTTGTCCTGATTGTAAACCATCACCAGACACTTGACAGGCGAAAGTGGTCACACCATTCGCTGCGCTATCTGTTGCGACACTTGCAATCATTCCCACTATTGCAGTTGATCCGGCTGGTACCTGAATTGATGCAGTGGTGCTCTGTCCATATAGTCCAGTGATCGCAGTGAAACTATCTGCTGCGGTAACTGCACCTTCTCTTGTTCGATAAAATGCCATAATGTAATACCTATTCAGGCCCTCGCTACTACAGGACCAATACGGGCAAGGATCTTAGAACCTCCAAAGCCTCGTACAACTTGCTTGGCAATAAATGCCGAGGCAAGTGTCTTGATCATTAAACTTTTATTTGCCATAATGGATTTATTCAGACCGTCTAATCCGCCCTGAAGGTTTCCAGCTAACATTGTTTTAACATGTGTTCCCACATTACTTTGTGCCACTAAAGCTAATCCAGCTCCAGTTTCAATTAATGGAATCGAAAAAGTCTTTTTGGCTCGACTCCTACGGGGCTTTCTACGTCTTGCTACCATATACTCAGATATGAGTAGTACTATTAAAGGTAAACGGCACTAATGAAAGATAGCTACTCATTTTTGATACCCTACCCTCATGTTTTATATCTCATATTCTTTAGGTAACTAGGTGAAACAGTGACTGAAAAGAAATTTAAGTTAGGCGGATCGCCCAGGTTTAAGCAATTACAACCTGGTGAGGTATGTGAGTTTGTAAAAGCTACCGTACCGGAGGAATTTGAAAGTGAATGGGACACAGGCTATGGTGAGAATAAAAACTCTAAATGGTCTATTTCCTTTACCCTTCTCAAACATCCCCACTCTTCTTACTCTCTTTCTGATAAGGGATTAGAAGTAGTATGGGACACAGTTGCTAAGGTAATAAGAAAAGATGTACCCTATGAACTTAAAACTGATAAACAGTTTCTAAAGTACTGGAATGATCCAGAATTTATATGGACGCTAGAACGTAGAGAAGACGGTTCGTATTACCTGGAGGGTTAAACGTGGTATTCATTGACGAAGATGAACTATTCGAGATTAGTCGCATGGTCTATGCAATTAAGAAACATCTAAAGAAACATTTTGATTTAGATGGTGATACACAACCCTGGCATATGTTTGATAATGTCGAAGCGGAATTAATGGTACTGGTGAATAAAGAATGAAGCGACGCTGTAATATCTGCTTAGTCAATAAACAGCATACCGTAAGTAAACGTCATAATGGAGACGTTACAATATGTCACGAATGCGAGATGATCATTAAACGAATTGTTAATGATAACGGTGTTAAAATATAACTTAACAGCCGATTCCATTTTAAGAAAGAATAAGGATAGGAAGTAGTAGGTGGGGTAGGGAAGGGTATAAAAGGCGACTTCGGCCGCTCTATGGCCTTCCTAACCCTAGCTTTGGACCTGTTTCGGGCTTATTAGAGCCTTGCTTGGGGCTTTCCGCAGCGTTTAGGAGGTTTCCTAGTCCCCCTCGCTTCATCAACATATCTGCAACAAACCCCATGATCGGACTTTCCCTGGTTATTGCTTTGATTGTACTTTGACCTGTGGCTTCGTCAATTTTTTTACTAGCAGCTCCTAGTGATCCGAAAAATGAAGCCTGGAACGTTTCAAGTTTTTCATGCATACGATCCTCAATTTCATTTACGACAGGATCCAGAATAATTAATAGATCTTCATCACTCTCTGATGATTTGGCCCATTCCACCCAAGCATCCTTTGACAATCGAGCCACGTACGAAGCAAATACAAAATAAAATAATGACCAGGCGATCAGATAACCCAAAAGTTCTAAAGCTGAAATTACCAATTAACGTCCGCCAGGTATTCTAACACAGGTCCAATTTCCAAAAGTATCTTTTGAGGCATAATGTCCTGGTGGGCATGTAGGTTTCACTTCACCTGTTTGTACTACTGGTGGTGGTCCTACTGTTGGCGTAGTGGGTCCTGTTTTAGGTGAAACAGAGAACCCACTATCTATCGCCAGTTTAAGCAACACCAGAAACGATCCGAAATTCATACTCTACCCCATTCGCCAACTTCAACAAAGCCTGGTCTATCGCAACCTTCTTGTTTCATTTTTCGTAAAACAAAAGCTCGGTCTATTCCACCACCACCAGATTCTCTAGCTTCTATATCTGCTATATCATTTTCCCAACGTTGACACCTGGTAAGTGGTCCAGCATATGTATAATCTCTGGGATTTGCATCAGGATTCAATAAAACCATTTCAGGTGTTTTCGGATCTCTCCATAAAGGATCCAGAACGGGATAAACTACATTTCTCCAGAGTCCTTCATTAAACCACTGTCCAACTCCACCTACAAATTGATCTGCTTCATCTTTGAGTTTATCTCTGAAAATATAAGCAATCGAAACAACTGCAGTACTTATTATAATTGGTAATCCACTACTAACTAAACCAGGTGTCACTTCATCTATAAGACTGGGCCTTTGACGTTTGTAATGTCTTTCTAAAGCCGCTCCCTGGGCTTTTGTTAATTTCTTGAATGTTTCACCATCAGGCATTAGCTCTAGCATTATCGTCTCTTTTTCCTGAATGCTATTGCCATCTTTTTTAGGTTGATCTTATTGGATCTTGCGTATCGGAAGCGTGGTTTCTTACTGTTAGCCTTGACAAACTTGTTCCATGCTGATAGTTTACGCTTCTTGGGCCTGACTTTGTAGGGTAAACCAGCATCACGAGGCGTATAAATTGGGTCTTTACTTGCGGAAGCTACACCATCCTGAAAGCCCATTCGATAATACTCACGTTCTCTCTGTGTGGGCATTATACCATTCTCATATACGCTGTTTCAATAGTAGATATATCCCCACTGTTATTAACTATTTGAAATTGTAATAGTTTTTGATTAGCTAATCTATTCTGTACGTATAGAATATTCCAAACATCAGCCGTACAGCTATCAGCAGGATCATCTACAGCAGTTTCAAAAGCGTCTGAGCCTTCAATAGGTATTGTTCTTATCCCTGCTGCTGCATTAACGGGGGTTAAGTTAGCAAAAGAATTACTATCAGGACCCATAACTCCTTTAATGGCATAATTACCTCCATTAGTTGGTTTAATAGCTAGGAATATATCTTTGTAACCCGTCATATCCAGGGGCCACGTTCCATCTGGATTAACACCAGGCGTTAAGATCGTTGCGCCATTAGCGATCGCTTCGTCTATTCCAAAAGCAATAAAGTCTTTATCACTACTTTTAGAGCCTTTCCAGTCTCCCTTTTCATCTACAAAGCCAGTATCCAGGACAGGTTGAACATATTGTGGAACTTCAATAGTTCCGTCCACTGTTGCGGACTCAATCCCTGCCTCTCTTGCAAGAGACCAGGGAGCTAAACCTCTCCTATTGCGAACCATGCTAACCTATTGGAATACTAGAGTTATTGCTGCTTCACAGGATCCAGTA